GAGAAGCAGGGCAAGAAGGACGAGAAAAACGAGGCGGCGCGGCGGGCAGGACAAGGCAAGTTTCAGGCAGGCAGGCCGCCGTTGGCGGTGGTGAAATAATTCTTGACTAAGTTACTTATAGGGGGTACATAGGAACCATGAAAACATCAATCAAAAAAATACATTGTAATAGGTGCGGTCATGAATGGTTTCCAAGAATCCCTGATGTTCGACGTTGCCCCGGTTGCAAGTCCTATTATTTCGACAGACCCCGGAAGGCAAAAAAAGAAATGCACGAAATGCGGCGAGGAAAAGCCACTCAGTGAGTTTTCCGCATTGGCCGCAAACCCAGAGGACGGTCTGGCATGGAATTGCAGGTCCTGCGCGTCGAAGGTCAATGCGCGATGGCGGGCAGCCAATAAAGAGAAAATAAAGTTGGATAAAGCCGCATATGAGGTGAAAAACAGGGAACGAATAAGGGCCTGGCACGCTGCTTGGCGCGAAGCAAATATAGAGCACGTAAAGGCGAGAGGGGCCGAATATCGGGCACTCCGCCGCGAAGAGGCAAAGGCGCGATCAGTTGCGTGGAGAGCAGCAAATGTAGAGAGATCGAGGGCCACCGTAAAATCCTGGCGTGCATCCAACCCGGAAAACGTAAAAAAGATATTAAATACATGGAAGGAAGCAAACCCAGATGCAAAACGAATATATGGGCAGAATAGAAATGCACGGAAACGCGCCGGAGGAAAACTTTCTAAGGATATTGTAAAGACGCTATTCAGGAGACAGCGTGGGAAGTGCGCATGCTGCGGTGAGAGGCTCGGCAAAGATTATCAGCTTGACCATATCATGCCGATTGCGCTGGGTGGTGCGAATATCGATGCAAACGTACAGCTTTTGAAATCACGCTGTAACCAACAAAAAAATAAGAAACATCCGATTGAGTTTATGCAGGAGCGGGGGTTTTTGCTTTAACAAAAGGAAAACAGATGGAATCAACGTGGACTACGAAATGCCTGGACTGGGAGTCAAGAATCATGAAGGGCGAAAGCCTGATTCCCTTCCCTCCGCTTTTCCCTGAGCAAGCTGCGGATGCCCTTGCCGTGTTCAAGGCACTCCGCTTAGTTGATGTATTGAATCACCCCACCTATGCTGAGGTGGGCCGGCAATGGGTCTTTGACTTCGTGGCGTCAATCTTTGGATCATACGACGCCGATTCAGGAAGGCGTTTAATATCGGAATATTTTTTACTAATCAGTAAGAAAAATTCCAAAAGCTCTACTGCAGCGGGAGTGATGTTATCTGCGCTGCTTTTGAACTGGCGCGACTCGGCGGAATTTCTTATCCTGGCCCCGACTGTGGAGGTGGCGAATTGCTCATTTCTTCCCGCCCGCGACATGGTGAAGGCCGATGAAGAGCTTTCCGACCTATGCCTTGTGCAAGAGCACTATCGCATGATCACCCACCGAAACACCGGCGCGACGCTCAAGGTGGTAGCCGCGGCCTCAGAAACGGTCGGTGGAAAGAAGGCCACCGGAATCTTGATCGATGAGGCGTGGCTGTTCGGCAAGATGGCCAATGCGGAAAACATGCTCCGGGAGGCGTGCGGCGGGCTGGCCTCAAGGCCGGAAGGGTTTGTCATTTGGCTGTCAACCCAGAGCGACGAGGCCCCTGCAGGTATCTTCGCCCAGAAACTTGACTATGCCCGCGGCGTCCGGGATGGGCGGATAGAGGATAAGCATTTCGCCCCAATAATTTATGAATATCCGAAAAAGCTGTTGGATGAAAAAGCCTACCTTGAGCCGAAATATTGGTTCGTGACTAATCCCAATCTTAACGCGTCCGTCGATGAGGCTTTCCTTGAGCGGGAGTACAAAAAGGCGCAGGAGGCGGGGGAGCAGTCCATGCAGGGGTTTCTCGCCAAGCACCTGAATATCCAGATCGCTATGAGCGCAAAGTCTCAGGCATGGGCGGGAGCTACCTTCTGGGACGCGGCAGCGGGCGGCGTCACCCTCGATACGATCCTCGAACGCTGTGAGGTCATCGAAATCGGCGTTGACGGCGGCGGATTGGACGACCTCTTGGGCTTTGCTGTCCTGGGCCGGGAATCTGAGACGGGCGCCTGGCTCCTCTGGGCTCATGCCTGGGCGCATGAAATAGCCCTCGAACGCCGGAAGTCAGAGGCCCCGAAGTATCGGGACTTTGAAAAGGATGGGGATTTGACCATCGTCGCGGAAGTTGAGCAGGGCATCCGGGAAGTCGGTGACATCGTCCGCAAAATTGACGCCTCGGGCCTGCTTGACCGGATCGGGGTTGACCCTTCCGGGACGGGGCTCATTGCCGATGAACTTGAAAACGGCGACGAAAAAGGGGAAGGCAAGATCGATCATGACCGGATCGTTGGAATCTCTCAGGGCTGGCGGCTGAATAGTGCAATCAAGACAATGGAGGTCAAGGTTGCTTCCCGGTCGATCCTCCACAGCGGATCACGGATGATGCAATGGTGCGTCGGCAATGCCCGCGTCGAGCCAAAAGGAAACGCGATCCTGATAACCAAGCAGGCCAGCGGAACGGGTAAGATCGATCCGCTCATGGCGGGGTTGTCGTCGGTGGCCCTGATGGCCATGAACCCGGAGGCGAAGGGAATAAAAATCCCGGACGAACCGGGGATAATGGGACTTTGAGGAGAAATTAAATGACAATCACGACATTGCCAGAAAAAGAACTGCTTCGCCCGGCGAAGGTTGCAAAGCTCCTTGATGTTTCCCTTTCAGTGATATACTACTGGATTGCCACAGGCCAGCTCGAAGCCGTGAAGCCCGCCGGAAAGACGCTCCGCATTCTGCGGTCGGTTGTCGATGAAAAAATAAAAAGCACCCTCGAATAATATTTTTTCCAATCCTTCCAACCTGTCGAGCTAATAACTTTTTAATCTGCCACCGTCAAGCCGCATAGTCAATAAAAGATTCTCTTTTATGGATTGCGGTTTATGCGGTGAAGATACCTGATTATCTAAAAAATTTAGGCGCGGCGATCACCGGAAGGCCACAGGCGATGACTTCCGGTGCATTGGAGCGTCTTATTATCGACACCTACGGGGGGGGACCTACCGCGTCCGGCATTTCCGTCAATTCAGACACAGCAATGCGCCTCATTACGGTTCAAAACTGTGTGAGGGTTCGGGCTTTCACCATCGGCCAACTTCCCCGGCATATCATGAAGCGCGAAGGCCGCAACA